CGGCATTCATGGGCCTTCGGGATGTGCGAGGCCCCGCAGGGCTTTCCCAGGCGGCGGCCCTCCTGGAAGTCGGCGCGGGCTGCGAGGTAGACCGCGGTGCGGACGAGCTCGGGGGAGACGTCGTCGGCGTCGCCGCGGCGGCGTCGCACCTCACGACGGGCGGCTTCCGCCGTCATTCCTGGGTTTTGGCGCATTAGCTGATACACCGCTTCGCCCTCCGGAGAGCGAGCGCGTTGACGACCGAGAGGCCGAGAGGCTGAAGAACTACGAGGAACTGCACCCGTAAAGCCTTCGCGCTCAAGTATCTGGAACGCCTCGGTACGGCTGACCTGGCGCCCCGCGATCTCGGAGGCGGCGGCTGTCGCGAGGCGGTCGCTGACGGTGTACATCCTGCGCGGCGTCTGGGCAACGCGCCGGGCGTGATAGTCGCGAAGCACCAGTTCGGCGTGCGCAGAGCCCTGAAGCTGCGCCCCTGGGCGATCGACGCCCAACACGTACTGAGCGCGTGCCTGCCGTGCATCGAGCAGCGTCTGCTCAACACCGGCAAGGCGCATTTCACGGGTTAGCCGCGGAGCGGACGAGGCACTCTCAATGGCTGACGCTCGCGAGGTGTAGAAGTCATTGAACGTGCCAAAGGTCCGGCGATAGACAGCGTCGGCTTGTCCTTTGGGGCTACGTGTGAGCGTCTCCTCCAGACTCTGGGTCAGGGCAGAACGCACTCGGTCGTTGGCCTGACCCGCGGGAAGCGTCCGACGGACAACCCCTTGAATGAAGGCGCGCTGATCGTTGGCATCGATGGCACGACCACCCCTCGTGTTGGTCACGCGGAAGCCCTGTTGCTGCGCGAGATCCAGCAGGTTGGACTTGTAATCGCTGAGCTGACGGGCTACGGCGTCTTTGACGGATCTGCTGCTGAGAACATCGTCGCCACCGAGCCCGAACTGACGAGCGAGGAACTCGTCGGTAGCGGGACGGGCAAAGATGCTTGCGCGCTTATCCCCTGTCAGGCCGACACCGTTCTCTGAGCGTGTCGTTCCCCAGAAGGCACTCTGATGCTCGCGGTTCCACGCGTCGAAGTCGGAACGAGCACCACCGTGTTTGCCGTTCACAGCTTCGAGCGCTTGGACAAGGTTTGACCGTGCGTCGGCCTCGGCTCCGGTGACCTGCGTGCGGGCCAGCTGGCTCGTCAGTGCCGCAGAAGCTGGATTGCCCTGGCGGGCGAGCTCGGCTTGGATTCCGGCCTCGGTAGCGGCGCGGACCCGAGCTCGGTTGGCACCGATGATCGGGGTGGCGTCCAGGACGCGATTGACGCCAGCACGCGTGGCGGCGTTGATATTGGCGCCGACACCGTTGCGATACCCGAAGGTGTCGGTCTTCATCAACAGGGCATGGGTCCCGAGGCCGAGGGTCGCAACAGCGAGGCCAATACCGATGAGGCGCGTGCGCTCTTTGAGCTTGCGCTCAAGTTCTTTCTTTTGCTGCAGATTGCCGGGGGTAATCTTTACTACGCCTCGGACGATGGCTTCTCTGCCACCGTGCACCTCCGAGAAGTTGCCTCGTGTGACGCCTTTGGCGATGCGCGTAGCGCCGCGCTGAATGTTGGCAAGACCGCCGAGCGGGTCAGTCTTTACTGCGCGCAAGTGGGGGTCAGTGCCCTGCCCTTTGAGGCGGCAGTCCCAGGTCGGAGGGATGCAACGGCCGCCGCACTTCACGTTGGGTGGGTTGCACTGCAAGTTGCGCGTGGTCTTGCGGGCATCCAGCCGCTCTCGGGCAGCCAGATACGCAGCAGTCCGGAAACCTTCGGGGGTCAGAGGGCGCTGGTTGTCCATCAATACACCTCCCATCCGGCGCGGAGGGCCTCAAGTTCGCCCTCGGGGACGGGGGATAGCCCTGCCACATTCTGCCGAGGGAATAAAGACGCCACGCCTTGCTTGGCGGCGCGCATCGAGGCGAAGCCGGTGGCGTAGGGACCGTCGATGAGCTCGCCGTCGGGACCATCGAACCGGGCTCGGTAGAGCTTGTAACTGCGGATGCGGTGGGGGCCAAAGACCATCAATGGCGCCGATGCGCTGGAGTCGGTGCGCTGGCCATCCGGGCCGACGAGGTAGCCGGCACGGACGTCGCCCGCGGTGTAGGCCACGCGAATGCGCAGGCCCTGGGCCTCGTACAGGTCGAAGGCGTCGCGGCGGGGAGGCGCCTCAGGCTGGGGTTGGGGTTGTTCGCCGTCCTCGGAGGGCTGCTCCTCTTCCTCTTGCGGTTCCGGCGGGTTCTCCAGTGCGCGGGCCTGGGCTTCGTAACCCATCATCGAGCTTTGGAATGAAGCGTCGGCTTGAGTGACCAGTTGCTCGGTGACCGCGTCGTTCAGCGACGTCTCGATGCTGTATTCCGTGCCGCCAAAACGGGATTCTCGTATCTCAATAGCGTTGAGGACCCCAAGGTTCACGTACTGGGCGTCGACCTGGGCCATCTGCAGGCGTAGGGCAGCTTTCTCCGAGTCCGTCTGGGTGAAGATCGACGGGAAGTGCACGGCCCAGGAAGCCGGAGGCTTGCCACGGACCGGGCCTTCGCGTGAGGCGAGGATGTACTGGAAGACCTCGGTCACCGCAGTGCGGCAGTAGACCTCCTGCCACTGCTCGACCAGGGAGGCCCAGACGCGTTCCTCGAAGCGGCCTTCCTTGCCCAGGCCGCCGGGGCTGTCGCCCATCAGGATGGAGGCCGGCCAGCCGGTGGCAGCTTGGAGATCCTTGACGAAGGGGTCGGTGGCCGTCGCGATGTTGCTCAGGGCGCGGTTGAGGAACTGCAGGTCTTCCTCGACGTCCACCACCATGCCGCCGTAGACCGAGCGGCTCAGGTTGTTGGCCTCCAGGCGCTTGCGTAGATCGCTCTCGTTTCCGGAAGCTATGCGCTGGAACAGGCCCGGGATCTTGTGAACGAACAGATCGGCGTCCTGCGTCATCGACTCCAGGCCGGCCATGGCGCTCTCGTAGCGCTTGTACGCCTCCCAGATGACTTGGAGGACGGACTGGCCCCAGCCGGTGTTGCGCGCTCGGACGTTCCAGGGGAGGTACAGGCCGTCGAAGCGGGCGACGCGTGAGCTATGGATGCGGACATTGACGTAGCTGCCCTGCTGGTCCGGCGTCAGGCGCTCGCTGGTCGTGATCCGGTAGTGCGTTGGCTTCGAGTAGTCAGTGACCGTGAAGTCCTCGGGGATCAACGCGTGCCGGGACAGGGGGACATAGCCCCGGACTGAGCGGATGCGGGCGACGTCGACGGGTTCGTCCTCGGGGAGGCCGTCGTCGATCAGCAGGACCAGACCGGCGCCGCCGTAGAGGCGCTGCAGCTTGATCACCTCGGAGAGGGCTGCGTGAAACTGCGTGGCCTTCAGGAACTCCTCGAACCCGGTGATGACGTCCTGAGCGTTGGGGTCGTCACCACCGATGGTGATCGTGGTGCGGTGGCGGAGGATCTCGTCAGCGATGCAGTCGACATACCGGCGTGGGATGCCGTGCATGTAGAGGGCTTCGAGTTCGCCCTCGGTGAGGAAGTATTTAGAGGCGACGCCTGTTGCAGTCGTCTTGTCCTTTGATGGTACACCCATCCCGGACAGCACATTTACTAACGCGCCATCGTTCCGGAATGTCTCAGTATTAGGTTGTGCCACGAGGCGCGCAGTGTGAGACTTCTGGTACGAGTCTATGGACTGCAGGATGAAAGATTCACGAACTGCTGTCGACGCGCTTTCGATATAAACCAGTACGTTTTTGGCTCCTGCTCTTTCGCTTTTGGTCTGGACTTACAAACTTTTGACTTTTGGCCGCAAAGACTTGGGGTGCGCTTCCGGCTGGGGTGGTTGTTTTCCTTTGTGGTAACCCACCTGCACATTTCTGGGCAATACACAAGGTTGCTCGGATCTACTGCTTCTTTGTCGAGCTGATGTCTGTCGCTAGGTCTGTAGCCCATGTCTGCTATGAAATTCGCGTAAGATCCTCCTTTGCTAGGATCCCAGCGAGCGCATACTGTAACCCCTCTGCCGCCATAATTGTGGTAGCCAGGGTTTCTTGGATTATTGCAACGCTGCAACATGTTTCGCCAAACTCGTTCGTGACGATAGTCGACGAGAGTTTGCCCTCTTCTTAGAGGCGGTACATACGATGAGGCCATCAGCCTGCTCCATCAGGTTGGTCACGCGATAGGAGTTGGCGCTCGCTATCGCACCCAAATTCTATGGAAGTCTCGTCGCGCCCCTACGCTGGAGAAGCTGCGTGCGGCGCATGGTGGACCATCACATTGATGGATCCGTCCTCTGTTCGAAGCGTCACGCCAAGCTGCGATTCCGCCAGGGGATCCTGGACTCCTGGGGCTGCCGCTGCGCCTACTGCGGTGGGGCGGCGCAGACCCTTGACCACGTCCGCCCTCGGTGCAGAGGTGGGCACACCGTGGTGCGGAATCTGATCGCGGCTTGTGCGGATTGCAATCGGGCCAAGGGCTCGGAGACGGACTGGACCGCCTGGTTCAGGGGTCAGCCTTTCTGGAATCCTGAGCGCGAAGCCGACATTTGGCTCTGGCTACATCCAGTCCGAGCGGCGTAGAGCGCCAGGCGCGGTCCTTCGTCGAGTAACGCACTTCGCCGGCGGTGCGCAGGCGATGAAGCAGTCGGCTGACCAGGCGATCGAATGGCTCGAACTCGACGTCCTCGGGGGCGAGGGCGTGGAGCGTACGGGACAGCGCGGCGGGGTGGCCTTCACCGGCCACGACGCGAACACGCACCTCATCCAAGAGCCAGTCTTCGAACTCAGGGGCGAATACGCGTGGCATTGGAGGCGCTGAATATACAATTAAATGTGGGCGAAGAATCCTGCAGTATTTGGCGTCTCGGGGACCGCGCTACACGCGAACGCCAGAGCCATCACCGCGTCGTCGTGCGCTCCTGATGCGGCCTCGCGGGCGCCGGATTCCTTCTGCTGGAAGGCGCGCAGCTCGTTGGAGATGACGCCCTCGGGGAAGATCAGCTCGTCACGCTCCAGGTAGTACAGGATCCGGTCGGTTGCTACGACCTTGCTCGGGCGGCTGGTGCTGAACGTCTCGATAGCGTAGTTAGGCAGGATCGTGGTGAGCGCCTCTGCAATCACAGCTCCCATCGCCTGCTTCTCCACGATTACCCGCTCTGGTAGGTAATCCTCGATGAGGGTCTTTACATGACGCAAGCTGTAATCAGTGCTCTTGCCGTTCTCGTGGTACATGGCCACAACCTCGTAGGGGGTGGCTGTGACGTCCAGCACCACGGCGGTGAAGTAGTCGTTGCCCCCGGCGTTGGGGTCAATGCCGATCACGTAGGTCCGACCGACCGAGCCGCACTCGCGCCAGTGTCCGCGGGCAGCGCGGCGGATCAGGTCTGTTGGGTAGATCTGGGTATCCGTGGCGCCGAAGGCCAGCTCGTATTCGCTGTCCCAGGCGGCCTGGGTCATGCGCCGGGACTCGCGGGTGCGCTGTGCCCACTGCGGGTCTGCGCCGTAGATCGGATGCTGGCTGTAGTGGATCGCGACGCGGTTCCACGAGTCGCTGACGCGGGACAAAACGCGGTTCAGCGCGTCGATCTCGCAGCGGCGCACGTAGTCGTACCAGTCGACCGGCGTGCCCTGGTGCCAGAGCTGGCCGAACCAGTCGAGCTCCGTGTCGGGTGTCGACGTCACAATCACCTTGGCCGCATCGCCCACCATCGAGAGGGTGGGCATGGCGCCGCGGTAGATCTCGGCGGCACCGTCGAGGAAGGCGCCTTCGTCCATGAACAGGACGGAGCAGCTCGGGATACCCCGCGCAGCGCGGGGTGACGCGGGCAGGAAGTACAGGGTGCCCCGGCCTTCGATCGCGATCTGCGTGTTGCTGTCCGTCAGGTAGCGGATCGACTCGCCCTCGATCGAGTTCGCCATAGCACGCACGCGGCGGCCGAGCTCGGAGGCGTCCTGCTGGGTCTTGCTGAACACCACGGCGGCGAAACCGCGCTCGGTGAGGGCGCGACACAGCAGGTAGGAGCAGACCGTCTCCGAGGCGCCCATCTGGCGGCTCTTGTTGATGATCGTGTTTGGGTGGGCGTTGATGCTCTCGACCAGGGCGATCTGGTAGTCGTACGGGTCGAACGGCGCCACCGTGCCGGCCGTGCGGATCCAGGTGCGCCGGGCGAAGGCCGGCCAGTCCTCGACGCCGGGCAGCTTGGTGAGCTGCTGCGCTGGGGCGTAATTCGCGGAGCGCGCAGCGCGGCGGGCGAGTTCCAGGCGGAGGCGGTCGGCGCGGCGTTGGAGCTGCGCCAGGGAGGCGGTCATCAGCGCAGCGCTCTACGCGTCCTCGGGGTTGGCCGAGGGGAGCAGCTCGGCGCCGTCGTCCTCGGGGTCGTCCACGGTCTCCGCCGGGATCTGCATCAGGCCGTAGATCTGGGACTCCAGGTCTGACACCGTGCGCTCCAGCAGCTTGCGCTCCTGATAGGCGGCAGCACCGTTCAGGAGCGCCCGCGAAGCGGCGATCCGGTCGCTGGCGCGGGCGTTGGGGTCGCCCATGATCTCGGTGAGCGTCGCGATGGCGTCCGGCATCAGGGCGAGGCCCTTGGACTCGGAGACGTCGATCAGCTCTTGCTGCAGGGCGTAGACGGCGCGCTGCACGGCGGGGCGCTTGCGCCAGTTGTACAAGGCGCGCTCGGAGATACCGAGAGCGCGGGCAACTTCCCGGCAGGTTTTGCCGCGGGCGAGAAGCTCAGCGGCCATCCGTTCGTTCTCGCGGAGGCCGTCGATGAAGGATGCGTTACGGGCCGGCATGTTCCGAACGGTGCTGAAAGCTGCCGAATTGTTGGTTCAGATTAGCGGGATTCGTACTGCGCGAGCTTGTTGTAAGAGACCTCGTAGATCAGGGGGTCTTTAGCACTGTCTTCTTCCCACTCAGGTACGAGGTAAGCGCTGAGAAAAGTAGCGTCTGGGCAGAGCTCTTTTGCTGTAGTAATGGCGTGAGCCCGGTCTCGGGCCATCAGGTGGAGCGCCGGGGCGTTGGAGAACGTGACGCGGTACAGCTGGAGATGCTTCATCAGCCTTCGCGTTTCTGACGCGCTGAGGCGAAGTCCAGCTCGTACTCCTCGCTGAGCTTCGCCATGTCCTCTTCGGCGCGGGCGTCGTTGAACGCGAGTTGGCAGGCGCCACGCATGATCAGCTTCTCGGTCATGCCAGCAACGGTGAAGGTAAGAGGGTCAGGCTGCACGGATGATGACGGTGGGAGCATTGACGCGAGCCTGTTCACGTTCAATCCACCAGCGTTCGGCGGTGAGGGCTTGGGTGGGGTCTGAGGAGAAGGTGCCGTTGGGGGTGAGGTAGGCACCGGTGATGGAGACGAGGCGACAGGGATGGGTGGGTGCCTTGCGATTCATGGCCTATTCCTCTCAGCAATTTCAGCTGCACGTTCCATTACTTCTCTGGCAACCTCGCAACCAAAGAGTTCTTTAAGAGCGGCCTTCACATACCGCATTCTGGTTAGACGTGCGGCTTTGGCATCGGCTTTTAACTGTAATGCAGCAAGATGCTGCTTTTGCCTCCTGCTTTTTATTTCAGAAGTAACGAGTTTGGCAAAACGACCGACCAGACTGGCTTTCTTGCGAACACGGCGTGGCCAGTCTTCATCCGGCCACTCGTTTGGCATTGACGACTTCGACCATTCAAAACCTGCTAGGCATTCAGCGGCTACCTTAGAGGCTTCGGAAAAAAGAATCTCTAACTCGTCTTCAGGCATTTCATTGAGTTCCAGAGAACAAATATCTCTATTGAAATGCTTGCTCCAGAATACGACGTGATTTGGAGTTGCGGCTGTACTTGTCATGGCTTAGGTGCGATGAATTGAGAGCACAGGTGCGCCCGCTCAGGGTTCATAGTTGCGACCCACGACAGGAGCACGTTGTCGGGGACCGGCGCGGTGTGCCTGGCGCACTGGTGTTTCTGGTGGCAGTCGATACCGTGGCAGCGGGTGATGTCGTTAAGCATCTGCGCCCTCCAGTTCGGCAGCGATGGCGAGGAGGTCAGCGCGCACATCGTGCTTTGTTTCAGCATAAATGTCGCCGTCTTCGTGCCAGAACTCCGGCACCACCTGATCCGCAGCAGCACGAAGAACGGCGGCGATCATGCGACGACGCTGAATGATTTCTTCATTGAATAAACCGTGGTGGATGCAGGCTGCTTTCAGCACTGCGCGGGCGGCGGGGGAAAGGTTAGTCATCGAGTTGCTCCATTTGTTTTTCCATGTGCTCTGCCCACGCCAACAGATCAGTGGCTCTTACAAGTTGCTCTCCGGTATCAGCCACCCGCCAGTGAACTGAGGCAGTGTCGTGAATGGCTTGATCAATCACCTTGCGGATGAGAAGGATTGTTGCTCGACGGTGGAGTTGCTGAGTAAGCTGGGGAATGACAGAGGCCGGCTCCCTGTCGTCGGACACAGCCGGTCCATCTGGTTCAGCTAGGGCGGCGTGAGCGATGTTCACCCACTGCTGGAACACGACTTTGTAGCGGTGCGGCCAGTCGGCCTTTTCCAAGCAGTCGGTCAGCTCAACGCACAAGGCGCGGAAGTCGGTGGTCATTGCGCACCCTCCAACTCGGCGGCGATGGCGAGGAGGCTCAACCTGATCTCGACCATCTTCTGCAACGGCAAGGCGTGGTTGCGGTCGAAGAACTCCTCTTCAAGTGCCGGCGGTACCACCTGATCCGCAGCAGCACGCAGGGCGGCGGCAATCATCGGTTTCATACTCCTCTGCCAGCTCAGCGCAAAGCGCACGAAAGTCAGTCATTTAGATCCAAGGCAAAATAGTTGAGCTGGAAGATTGTCATAAAGCTTCTGGCAGGCTTTCCACTTTTGTGGATA